ATGACCGCATCGTTAAGATGCTGCGTAATGGAGGTGGAACGATTGCCTCCACTCGTATCCTGTATACTTTGCTGGGTCAGGCTGTTGGTGTGAATGCGGCACAAACTAAGAAGCAGATCAAGTGGGAACAAGGTTCTCCTGGTGGTTTAATTCCAGTTGAAACCATTAACATCGTCAACCGCAATACCAATGCCAACGACTTAGCCGCATGGCAATCTTTGATCTCGCGTGTGGTGCAGCCTTCAACTTATCCGCCTGATCTGAGTGGTAATGGTGGTGGTGGTAAGGGAGGTTGGTGAGATGGCAACAGGCAAGTTTGATGGTGAGATAAAAGGTGCGATGACGCAACCACCTAAACCTAAAGGCAAGTTCCCGCCTAAGCGTGGTGCTGTTCCTTATAAGGATACCGCTGCTGAAGCTAAAGCCGAAGGTGATACTCCGGCTGAGATGGCTGCTGATAAGAAGCGTGGTATTGTTGAAGGCAGTCCACGTGATGAGCGTATTGATATGCAAGCCATGCACGCTGGTGCTCCTGCTCCACATCAGGTTGCTGCTGCAACTAGTATCGCACATGCGATATTGGGTCATAGGGGAGTTGGATAATGGCATTAGCTGATTTCTTTAATCGTGCACCACCGCAAGCTGTCGATGAGATGGGACAACCGGCAGGCAATGTGCCTATGACTACAGGTGGTCCCGTTGTTAGTGGCATTCAGGAATACTTGCGAATACTTGGTCAACAAGGTGTGCAGCCAACGCCACAGAACGTGAACCGTGCACGTGCGCCTGATCGTGGTGTTGCTCCACGCGCACCGATGAATGTGTTACCGCAACAAGGTGAACGTGGATGGTCTGCTGATACAGGAAACTGGGATACTGGTAATACCAGTGCGGCACCGACAAGCGTTGTGCCTCCTGATCCGAATGCATCAAATCCAGGTGCGGCGAGTAGTGGACTGCTACAATCGCTTGCTCCTGCTATTCTCGGTGGTGCGCCGTTAGCTGCTATATTGGGGAGACAATACTTGGACAGTCGTGGTAAGCCGCCTGGAACTCCAGCAGATGTCGTTGCTCCTGCACCTGCTCCTGGTGCTGACTTGCTTAATACAAAAGGTCCAGGCTTTGAGCCTGAAGTTCCGCGTCCTCCTGGTTCGATAACGGATACCGCTGGATTTAAGCCTGAGTATGGGAATGCTCCTGCTGCTGAAGCTATTCGTTCAGCGGTTGCTCCTGCTGAAGCGCGTGCACCGAGTGGTCCTGGATTTGATCCAGAGTATGCACCGTCTCCTGCTAAGGACGCGATTGATAAAGCACTTCCCGCTGATGAACCAGCATCACCACGTGCTAAGACTCGTGCTAAATCGCGCACACGTATAAGGGCTCGTGCCTAATGCCTATGCCACGTATGAGTGATCCATTACGTTTAGCTGATGGATCACTCGTTTATCCTGATGGTCGTCTGGAAGCCGAAGCGCCTGTGCGTGTCGAGGTGCCGACGCCTGCTGAAGCACAACGCATTGTTGTAGCCGCACGCCGCAAGCTGAGTGAATTGCCTGAAGTTCCTAAGACAATGAACGCCGTGAGCGTCATTCTCAGCTATACGCTGTTTGGTTTGGATGAGGAAGAGATCGCAATCGCAACGTCGCTGACCATTGATCAGATTGGTCGAATGAAGAAGAGCGATGCGTATCAGCAAATGCATGATGCGATTGTGCGTAGTGTGTTGGATAGTGAAACCAGCGTTGTTCGCGATTTGTTTGTGAAGAATGCAAAGAGTGCCGCACAGGTGATCGTGCGTGCGATGGATGAAGGCACACGTGCTGATCGTATGGCTGCTGCGAAGGATATACTTGATCGTAGCGGCCATCGTCCTAGCGATGTGGTTGAGCATAGACACAAGTTGGATGGTGGACTTGTGATTGAGATCGTGCGTAAGGAAGTTTCGACCATGCCGCTGATTGATATGGAAGTGGAGCAATAAGATGGCGTTTGTCGCTGGTAGATCGCTTGTGCTTGGTGCTGGTGCGATTGTGTTGTTACCGGCTGCGGTAGATGTTGGTGGTAATGCGCCTGGGTTTACACTGTATTCACATATGCGTGTGCCCGGTGGGACGACGTATACGTTCGATAATGGCGTAGTGCAGGTTGTGCCCGCTACGACTGATAGTGTGATTGCCATTCCGCCCGGTGCCACAAGTATCGTGGCTACTGCTGCGTCTACAGTGCAGTTGGGCCAATCGCGTTGAGTACTAAGCGATACAAGATAACCGAAGGTGGTATGCACGACCTGTTCCACCAGAGCAGGAAGAAGGTGCAGTTTATCGGTGGTGGATTTGGTAATGGTAAAACCGCCGCGACTTGTATCAAGGCGTTGAAGCTATGCAAAGACTACCCAGGGTGCAATGGTCTGATAGCACGTTCCACTTATCCCAAGCTGAACGACACAATAAGGCGAGAGTTCTTGCAGTGGTGTCCTACTGCGTGGATCAAGCGTATGCCGAGCCGGGACGAAAACACGTTGCTGTTGAAGAATGGCTCAACAGTGAACTTCAGGTATGTTGCACAGCAAGGGAAACAGACCGAGGACTCCAAATCGAACTTACTTTCAGCCACCTACGATTGGATTGTGGTGGATCAGCTAGAGGACCCTGAGTTTAGCCATAAGGACTTCATGGATTTGATGGGCCGTTTGCGCGGCAACACCGAGTATATGGGTGATGATCCGAATATGCCGCGTGTTGGTCCACGTTGGTTCATGGCTACGCTAAATCCTACACGGAATTGGTGTTACCGTGAGATTGTAAAACCGCTGCATGATTTTACTGAACGTGGTGTTGTAAATCCCAAGTTGCTTTGTGAAGTCGGTGATAATGGTGAGCCGCTGTTGGTGGATGGCAAACCAATACCACTGATCGAGTTGTTTGAGGGCAGCACATATGAGAACGTGGAGAATGTAGGTGAAGACTACATTCGCGGTATGCTCTCGACGTACACGGGATCGATGCGTGATCGATTTGTGTATGGTAAGTGGGGTGCATTGAGCGGACTGATATATCCGCAATTCGATGAGACTGTGCATACGTTCAAGCATGAAGATGCACGCTTGTATTTGAAGCAGATGCGCATGATGGGCTATCAGCCGACGTTCATAGAAGGCTATGACCATGGCTTGTCCAGGCATAGTTGCTATGGCTTGTTCTTCGCTGATGATGACAGCAACATCATCCTGCTGGATGGATTTCGTGTAGCCGAATTGCCTGTTGCTGGTGCAGCTAAACTGATTGCGTCGATACGCGCTGAGTATCGTATCGATGATGACGAATTAGAGCCAGTGTTCGCTGATCCTGATGTGTTCAGGCGCAAGACTGGTAATGCACGCACTGTTGGTGAGACGGTTGCGAACATGTTCTTGGAAGAAGGCATCAAGATGCAACGCGGTAACAGCGACATCAATGCTGGTATCGCGAAGAACTGGCAGTATCTCACGCCATTGGCGATGCATGAGAACCCGATCAATGGTTTCCATATGGCACCGCATTTCTACGTGTCGGATAACTGTCAGTGGTTCATTGATGAGATTACGGAGTATTACTTTCAACGCGACGGGAGCGACGAGACTACTGATAAACCTGTTGATCGTAATGATCATGCTATGGACATGTGGAAGTATGCGATGAGTAAACGTCCACGGTTGGCGCGGTATACTGGTAAACCAGATCAGGTTCCCGCATGGATGGCATGGCATGAGATTGAGCGTGCACAGCAACGTGGTCCTAAAGCGAGGCACAAATGAGCACAATCCTTATCATTCTCATAATCATCCTGCTGATCGGTGGTGGTGGTGGATATTATGGATACCGTGGTGGGTATTATGGTGAAGGTGGACTTGGCCTTATCGGTTTAATCTTGTTGATTGTTTTGGTTGTGTTCTTGTTTGGAGGATTGAGATGAGCGGTAGTTTCGAACAAGACGATCCACAACTTGAACTCGATACGGCTGTTGATCCGCTAGAGCAATCACTTGTTCAAGCAGATGTTGGTCTACCTGCTGAAGCAGAACCACCTGCTGTGTATAAGGCAATGCCTGACTCACGTATACCTGTAAGCAGTAAGCGTGGTGGTATATGGCGTAGTCGTAGAGATGCAAGTCAGAAGGGCATGAAGGATCTGATCGATGCATGGGATGAAGCTATTCGTTATTATAATCATGATCAATCCGACCATCGCGATGGTACTGATGCTAATGTCAGCGGTAATCGTCACGTAGCACGTCGATTGAATGAACGCTTCTCGTCAACCGAGAACATCGTGTTCTCGAATGTGAATGCGCAAATCCCTGAGTTGTATGCGAAGAATCCTGTCGTTGAGGTAACAGCGCGACCGGATGTTGATCCGACCAAGGATGAGCGTGGTGATGCATTCGCACGTGCGATTGAGAAGTTGATCAATGCACTGTTCCGAATGAAGAACATTCCAGGTGTGAACATTAAGCCGAAAGCGAAACGCAATGTGATCATTGCATTGCTGACGAACAATGCATGGTTTGAAGTTGGATATACGCAGAAGGATAAGAGCAGTGAACAAGCTGCCATGGATTTGCAGCAGTTATCGGATAAGCTTGCTGCTGCGAAGGATGACAAGGAGATTAGGGAAGTTGAGGCTGCGCTTACTGCGTTAGAAGAGAAGATCGAGTTCTTGCAGCCAAGTGGTCCGTATGTGCGTATCCGTTTACCACATCAAGTATTGGTTGAT